ATGGATCTCACAATTGCAATCTGCACCTTTCGGCGACCGTCGATTGCCGGCACTCTGCGCTCGATTGCTGAACAACGCGGCTTTGCAGGCCTGCCTCCAATTGTCGTCATAGACAATGACAACGATAGGAGTGCGGAGAGCCGCATCTTGGCAGCCGCTGCGGAGGCAGGCGTGCTGATCAAGTACCTGCATGCGCCCGCTCAGAACATCTCAATCGCGCGAAATGCGGCGCTCGATGCAACCACAACTCGTTGGCTCGCGCTCATTGATGATGACGAACAGGCAGAACCCGACTGGTTGGTGCGCCTGAGCGCGGATGTTGGCGGTGCCCATGCGGTCATCGGCATCTCGCGCGCGATCTACTCACCAAGTCAGCCGAAGTGGTTGTCGCGATGCGCCTTTTATTCGAACCGGATCACCGGGCGGCTCGACAACGCTTATACCTGCAACGCATTGCTCGATCTCGACTTCGTTCGTCGTCACGGGCTTCGCTTCGACCTGGCCCTTGGCCGCACGGGAGGAGAGGATACGCTGTTTTTCCGCTCCTTGACCGCGGCAGGCGGGGTCATCGCCTATCGTCCGGGCGCTGTCGTCACTGAGCCAGTACCGGAATCTCGTGCCCGGATGCGCTGGGTTCTTCGGCGCAACTTCCGGGCCGGACAGACCCATGGTCTGTTGCTTGCCACTCACGACCCTCGTGCATTTCAAAAGCTGCCGATTACCGCTGGCGCAAAGGCAGCTGTGTCGGCCACCGCCGCGCTTGCATCCGTCCCGGGCAGTGCTCGGTCGCGCCGCTGGGCTGCCCGCGCCGCACTACATGCAGGCGCGCTGACCTACCGCCTGAACCGAAAGATCCTGAAAGAATATTAGGTCGGGCTGCACTCGTTATACGTTCATTGAGGCTCCGTGCGGTGGATCGCAAGGGAGGACAACTCCTGGACGCCTCTTGCCTTCAAGGGTCCCCAGGAGCTCCTCACGCCATGGCGCGATCGCTGCCATACCTCGCAGGCGCCCAAGCTCTTACATCAGTGCCTCCAACAATAAGATAGCGCTCGGACGAATACCAGCGATCGGACCTCGAGCGGCACCCCCTTGGGTCAAGAGCATGCGGCAGCGGTACTCGCCTGTTGACGCGGTGCGGAAAAGCAAGCATCTGCGCGCCTCTCCCGGCGTCGAGGCCCGATGGCGGAGTGGTGACGCAGAGGACTGCAAATCCTGACACAGGCCAGGACTTGAGCCGGTTGTTCGCAACTTTCACCATTCGTTCGCCTCACCTGATATCAAAGTGTTACTGGTCATAGTGCGTACTCCGCACAGGACTTTTAGGCGCTCTCGGCAGCTTCCATCTTTGCCATCGCCGCTGCTGCTCGAAGCCGCTGCGACGCATACTTCAGCACCATCTTGAAGGTCTGGTGCCCGAGCACGCTTTCGATCTCAGCGACGGTGCAGCCAGCCTCTTCCATCCGCGATCCGGCCGCATACCGCAGACCGTGCATTGACCTGTTGTTGGGCATGTCGGGCAGCGCTTCGACGCGGCGGCGAACGGCCCCCGACAGACCATTGGGCGTGAACGCCTTTCCGTCGGCGGTCGTGCAGATAACCACGCCCTTGCGGGGGAGCTTGTCGAGATGGCGACGAAGCGCGGTGTGGCAGGCAATGTCGAGCAAAGCCGTGGTCTTCGACTGCCGAACGCGAATCACGTCACCCTGGAACTGCTGCCACGTCATCTTCACCACGTCCTCGCGGCGCTGGCCCGTGTAGAGGGCGACCAGCACGGGCGTGACCAGATGCGCGGGGGCGCCCTTGAGGAACAGTTCGACTTCGACGTCGGACCAGACGACGATCTCCTTATCCCCGCCTTTGCGCTTGAGCCGCTTGATCCCCTTCGCGGGGTTGAAGCCGGCGGGCACCAGGTCGTTCTCGTCCGCCCAGCTGTAGAGGCGCGAGAGCATCTGCTTGATCTTATGCGCCTTGCGAACAGTCGCAGCGTGATCGTCTCGGACAGCTTTCAGGATGTTCCGCGTAGCGGCGGCGTACCTCACCTCTCCGAGCTCTTGAACGATCAGGTCTAGCGTCCGCGCGTAATCCGTCTGGGTGGCGTCGGCGAGCTCCGAGAACTCCGGGCTGCGGCGATACTGTTGCACCAACCACGCGAAGCTCGATCGCGCCGGGGGACGTTTGGCGCCCCTCGCTTCCACGATCGCCAGCAGCTCAGCGTACCGCTCCATGAAGGTCGACCGCTCCTGCTGCTGCGACCATTGCAGAGCCGAGTCGTGCGGCAGAGGCACGTCCCCCGTCAGCTTGTGGCGGAATCGCCAGTACGTACCCTTCGATAGGTAGGTGTATCGGAGCTTAGTGCCGGGCACGGCCACGACGCCGCTCAAAGAAGCGGGCCTCCTCGTCTTCCTGTTCCTTGCCCTGATCCGCGTCCAAGATCGGCTGTTCGCTGATTCTGTCGACCCAGCGGTCGAGATCCAGCCGATCCCACATCACCCGGCGGCCAACCGGCTTCGTTTTGATGCCGAGCCCACGCAGCATGGTGATGCCGATACCGAGGTATTCGGCAGCATCCTCGGCTGACAGAAGTCGGCCCCAGCGTGAGCGTGGCGGCGTGATGACCACATGCTCGGTCACGCAGCAATCCTTTCGACTGGCGCCCAAGGCCGCGGCGGGACGCTATGGGCGATGTAGAGCGGGTGCTGAGGCGACCCGTCCTGGTTGAGCTTGAGGCAGTTCAGCCGAAGCCCAGCGTGCGCGGCGAGTGCGGCGGCTTCTGTGTCGCGGCCCCTGTGCTTGCCATGTGCACCCCAGCCGCAGACCACTTCATCTCCGGCGGCTGCCGCGGCCCGCAGGACGTCGAGCGACACGGCATCGTTTTCCGGCCCGACCGGATCGGCGACTGCCTTCATCGCGGCCGGTTGGGTCGCGCGGAAGGCGAAGAGGTTGATCACCCGCACGCCACCCCTGCCCCATGCCCGCGCGCGGCTCACCAGTCCGGCGAACGTCGGATCCAACTTCTCGTGCGTGGCGGTGCTCGGGTTGAGCATCCAGGCGACCAGCAGTGGAGCGTGCGACCAACGCCAGGTCAGCAGGTAGCGATACGTCTCGCACGGGCTGAACGAGGCCGAGCATTGCACGCCGCTCAGGTCAGTGCGCTCGCGGATGATCACAGACACTCTCCCATCCTGTAGCGGCGCCAGTAGCGGTCCCAGCGCTGCGCAGCGCCGGCGGCCAAGAGAGCGCACGAAAGCGAACGGCCGTCCGGGAGCGTGCACCGGGCAACGATGCGGCTGTAGCTGCGATCTACAGGCTGGCAGGACAGGCGCCGGTTAAGCGTCAGTTCTGTCGCGACCATTTGGGCGCGCTTGGCCGCAGCATCGTCGCACACGTATCCTGTCCGGCGCTGGCGGCATGGCTCGGCACTGGTGAAGTCTGGCGCCTGCACGCCGGCAACGCGGATTTTCTGACCTGAGCGGCACCACAGTGGCCCGTCTCCGTCGTGAACTCGCACAACCTTACAGGCGAAAGCCGGGGGCATATCCATGAACATCGAACACCTTCATTTCGCGCGTGGAACTAAATGCTAGCGCTTCCGTTTTCGCCACCCTGCGGGGGAACGCCCCTGCTCACCACATCGGAGGGCATAATGAGCCGACCCACGCTGGGCCTGTTGGGGGGCCGCCGTTCCACTTCCACCCCGGCGAAATCTGCCGGCGATGACGGCCTTCGTGGCCTGACGCCTGTTGAGCGCGCAATCGCGGAACAGTCGAGTCGGTCCGCACAGCACAGCTGACCCGGTCCTTCGGACCAAGAAATGGTCGGGCTCTACTCCGGCCTTGGTCACCGTACGTCCCGTTACGAAACAGTTTGTCGCATGGATGAAGAAGTAATGCTGACCGGCGCACCGAATGATGGTACCTGCAGCGCCGGCTCGTCGAACCTCTGGTAGTAGTCGACGTGACAAGAGGGGCGTGCGTATGGCCGTGTTGTATTCACTGGTCGCCTTGATTTGGGGCGTTCCGTTAGCTTTGCTTTCACTTGGGGCCGCTGGTGCCCTGATAAATCCCAGCCTGCGCAGAGTTTTAGCTCGCGCTCTACTAGGGGACAGCACGGCTGCAGCGAGCCACAGAGCCGGCTCGGCAGACACCACGGTCCTGTAAGTCTCATAATTGTAATTTATTCGCCCGCGTCCCTTGCGACGCAGGTCAAGATGGTTAACCTCCCTGCTAGAGCGGTCCGAAAGTGAGCCGCCAGGAGAGGGCCGAGCATGATCATCCAATTCATGGCCGCATGGACTATCGTCTCGTTGGCGGCTGCATTCGCGTTGGCCCGCAGCGCAGGCCAGTTGAAGGCGAACGCGGAAGCAGCGCACATAGTGTGAAATCAGGGTGCGCCCTTTTCCGGGCGGCCGGGCGTCCCAGGCTGAGACGCTAATCCAGGCATGGCCGGTCCGTGAGTCCTCGAGCTCAGGGTTTCGAGCGTTATAGCTCACCGCCGGCGATCCCGGCGCTCGCTGGCGCGCTGCTCTAACTTCGCGATCGCCATTACGACCGGCTTCACGTCAGGGTGCGCCTGGTCGAAGCCAATCCGCCTCTTGAACCGGCCGCCATTCAGGCGCGCGAGTACGCCCCGCGACACAGCCTCCCAATTTGACGGATCGGTGTTCTGCCTGTCGCCGTTCAAGCACTTAAGCGCATAACCGGCCGCCAGAGGCCCGTTCACTTCCTCCCAGCGGATCAGGTGGACGGATCGCCAGCGCGCCTGTGCCGGCAGATCGTCGTTCACCTTCCGCTGCAGATAGCCGCCCTTGTACAGGCGCTCTGTCCCGATTGGCTTGTACAAGCGGGTGGCAACTCCGGACCGCTCACCTTTTCGGAACTGTGTGCGGCGTGCGTTCGGATGGCGCCCGCCGGTGCCTTCCGGGCAGCGCTTTCCCTTATTCAACGGCACCTGCCCCGGCGTGAAGCAGCCCGTGCGGCCCGTCTTCCAGCCCTTCCGCTTGCGCAGTGCATGCAGATTGGCAGCGGACACGTCTGACCGGTTGAAGGCATTTGAGAACGCCGCGTGGTAGTCCGCGATCGGCAACAGGCGGTTCTCTTCTAGCCAAGCCAACTCGGCGGCGCTGTAAGGAATAGAGCGCCCCTTCACTTGCCATCGCCTATGCGGCGCGGCTCGGCGGCTGGTGCGATGTTCGCCAGGTGAGGCGCGAAGTGGTAGCCATGCCCAGCGAGCAGCGTGGCTGCCTTCAGCTGCAGATCAGCGTTCTTCACGATCTGATCGGCGACCGAGACTATGGCCTCGGCACGCTTTGCCTCCTTCTCGATCTGCTCGTCCGTCAGTTCCTCGTCTCCGAGGCGCTCGATCTGGGCGAACAGGTGGTCGTTCAGGTCTGAAAGCTTGTTCTTCATGCGGTGATCCTTTGTCGAGCGGAGCGCGCGGGCCGCTGTGCGGATGGTTGCGGCTGGCCGCGAAAGGCACCGGCCATGCGGTTCCAGTTCGGCACGACTGTCGCGGCGATGGTGAAAAGCGACGCCGTGCCGCAGCCAGCGATGAACAGAAGCGACAGCACGCCTAAGGCGTGTTCGGCCAAGTCCAGCATCACATGTACCCTTGAATGGGCCGCGTCCGCGGCGCTTTGACCCAGCCGTCCGGGCGAACCCAGGCCAGCTGACCGGATGGGGAGATCACGCGGACCTTGTCGGCCTCGCGCTTCACGACTGGGCATTCCATGGCGAACACGGGCGGGAGCCGGCCGATGCCGCAGTAGATCTCGCGATCGGTCGCCTGGCGCTGAACCGTCATCGTCTCGACCGAAGCCGGATCAATGCGGCGCTTCTTCATCTCGCCCATCTGCTGGCTGGTGAAGCGAGCCCCGCCTACCCGGTAGATGTCGGGCATGGCCGTGGCGGACTGCGGGTTGCCCTCGCTGCCGGGGATTGCGCCATACCAGGGGAAGATCTTGGACGGGGTGATCGTGACAATGAACGGCTGACCACCGACGGGCGGGGTGTTGGGATCGAGCGCAGTCATGATGCGCACGCCTGGAGGTAGCCGACGGCCTCTTCACCGTCCTCAGCGAGCTCACCGGCATACTTAGCCTCGAAATCGGCAGCGGCCTTCGCCGCGAGCCACGCCTTCAGATCCAACTTGCGGACGTTCGTCGCATCGATGACGGCTCGCTGCAGCTGAGCCAGCGATGGCCGGCGACCGTACCGCGCTCGCAAGCTGGAATGCTGCTCAACGAAGAGGAGCAGGGAACCGGGTCGCACGCTGAGCTTCTCGGCGCGAGCGGCAAAGACGGCTCGCATGTTGTTGTAAGAGAAAACCCGGTGCGCGTAACCCTGACGTCGGGCGACCTGGATGTGACTGCGTCCAAGCTGCCCTCTGACGACTTCCCGATGGATCAGACCCGGGACCTGCGAGAGCAGTTCACAGCCACCCTGTCGGGCGCTGACGTTGCTGCGATCGCCCGCGTGGCGGATGCCATGTCAAGCGAGATGACCCGATACTATTTGAACGGGGTCCGGTTGAAGTCAGTGGACGCGACCACGATCCAAGCGCAGGCCACTGACGGTCACCGCCTGTACCTAGCCGACATCACGCTACCAGATGCGAAGGGCGAGCTAGGCCCGAACGTGATCATCCCTCGGAAAGCGGTGCGGCTGCTGGTTGAGCTCGCCCGGTCTGTAAAGGACGGGGTGAGCCTAATTATCGGCTCACCAGCGCCAACCAATGAGGTGACGACTACGGCGCCGGCGCCGGTGAACGCGTCGCGGTTGCGTATCGCGCTTGCGGAACGGGCCGCAGAAGTGACGTTAACCGCTACGCTGATCGACGGCACTTACCCTGATGTCGCCCGCGTTATCCCCAAAGGCGGGGATAAGCAGGCGCTGTTCAAGATCGCCGAGCTTCGTCGCGCCATGTCGGCAGTCTCCGGCCACTCCCGCACGGTGCGGGCAACGAAGCTAACCTTCGATGCCGAAGGGACTGTCACGGTGTCTGCCGCTTACGTCGACAGCGGCTTAGCGGTGAAAGTGAAGGTGGCCTGCGAGCACAACGCGCCCGGCTTCGAGATCGGGTACAATGGTGAGTACCTCGCCTCCCTGCTGACCTCCGCGCAGGGTGAAGAGATCCTCTTCACGCTCACGGACCCGTCCGCGCCTGCTCTCGTGCGCAACCCCGCTGACACTGCCTGGTCGGCGGTCATCATGCCAATGCGGGTGAGCTGATCGTGGCGTCGGCTGCGCCAGACACCCGAGCCGCTAAAGAGGCTCAGCAACCCATCGTGTCAGTGGCCCGAATGATGGGTCTAGACACGGCCGGCAAAATGCTCGGCGGGCACGAGCGTCTGGGTGATGCACTCGCAATACAGCCTCGCAGCCTTCGCGCCAAGCTGGCGGGTGATCGGGGTATCTCCGCAGCCGACCTGATCGCCACGGCTGAGGCCCTCGACGCCCGCGCCGATCGCGTTCGCGAGCACGCCCGCAAGCTGCGCGAGGAGGCGGGCCAGTGAGTGCGTCCACCCACCAGCCCGCGGACAGCTCAGTTGCTGTCGGAATCGTCGTCGCTGGACTGAACGATCGCGATTACGCCGATGGCAGCGATGCCAGCAGCGATCAGAACTGCGGCAATGCCGCCAGCGCCGCCTGCGATCTTGTCCTTACCGGCCGGAGCGCTGGCGCGGACAGACTTGGCAACCGACAGCGAGGCAGCAGGGTTTGCCGGGGCAGCTGCGGCCATCGTCGGTGCAGCGATAAGAGCGGCGCCCGCGAGCGCGGCCGAAATGGACTTGATCATATTATTCTCCAACCAGGTTTGATTACTGGCCGCAGCGCCCTAGCCGCGACCAGCCACGGGCTAAACCCCAATCCTTTCAGATCGAGTAATCTGGCGCATCTCGATCCTGCCGCGTCCACGAGCAACGGAGCAGCGGTATGAGCAATCAGGACGCCCTTGTCCTGCTCGCCACCTGGGGCGCGTGGTCGCTGGCCATGCTGACGTCGAGGGCGCGGCGGATCGCAGTCGCGTTCGAGCGTCTGGCCTCGCTCGCTGAGCGAGGCCGCCAATGACGCGCTACCCGGAGACTAGAGCCGATCGTCCAAACAACGGTAGCAGAGGCTCACGTTTGGTCCGACGTGACCTTCAGAGGCTGCGAAGCCCTCATTGCAGCGCACACAGACGCCGACCTGTGGCCGCTGCGCGCGGGCAAGGGTCCAACCCGTCTCTGCCCCGGTCATGCGTGCCAATCGGTCGTGCTGTTCATCGTGCCAAGTCGGTTGCGTCATATCTGCCTCTCGGCGGAGCCGTACCGCGGCTTTGTGACGATCGGGTAAAGCTCGGGCTGTTTCGCGCGCGCTTGGCGAGGATCAGAGCATGACCGGCGAACGCATTCACCATGTCGTCCGCATCGGCAGGGTCGGTGCGACCGGCCGCGAGCCGAAGGACGTGGTCACTTCTGACCGCATCCTCGCGAACGCTCGCCTTGGCTACTACGTCGGCCGCTGGCGCGTCCGTGACCACACCGACACCATAGCGGCCCTGTGCGGTCCGTGGGGGCGGCTGGCGTGACGCGCTGGTACCGCGCTTACGAGGGGACAGTCACTGACCCCAAGCTCGGTGAGGCGGCGCTTCTCGCCGAGTGTTCGCGCGCGGTCACGATTGCTACTTGGCATTCTCTCCTAGAGAGCGCCGCTTCTGTAAACGATGGCGGCCGGTTCGGCACAACCGCCCGCCGTATTGCCGTAATCCTCTGTGAGCCCCCCGCGCTCATCACGTCTGTGCTCGATGCCTTTTCCGAGCTGGGCCTCATCGACGCGGGCGCTGTCACAGCATGGAGCCGTCGCCAGTACGAGAGCGACAGCAGCACGGAACGCGCCCGTCGCAGCCGCGCCAAGAAGAAGGCTGGCAACGCCGATGCAACGTTGCGCGAGCGTTGCGCAACGGCCCCAGAGACAGAAGCAGATACAGAGACAGATCATTCCGTTGCTGACGCAACGGGCACGGTCGTGCCGCACCCGGCCACGGACTTCTGCAAAGCGGTTTTCGATAGCGGCCGAGCTATCCTCACCCGGAGCGGAATGGACCCTCGTCAGGCGGGCTCGCTTCTCGGTCGCTGGCGCAAGTCGCTCGGCGACCCCGAACTTCTCACCCTGATCCGACAATCTGAAGCTGAAGGTCACAGCGACCCCGCTGCGTGGCTTTCGGCTGCCGTGGAGACCCGAAATGGAAAGCATCGGCCATATCGCCAACCAGCTAATCGTTCAGCCGACGGCTTCACCAGCGCCCTGCGTCGCGCGTCCGCAAAGCTTGAAGCCGGCAACCTTGGCTGACTGCCGCGAAATCGCCGCATGGGCAGAAGCCACTATGCCAGTCGTGCAGCCGGCAAGCCCAGCGCGGGTCACGAAGCGTCTGGAGCATTTGGACGCGATGCTGCCGCGGCGCGCCCAAGACGATGACGCAGGCGAACTGCGCACCTCCGGATACTTGGCGCTGCTGATTGGCCAGCCCGACGAGGCGTTGGCGTTCATGGTTCGGGAGGCGTGTCGCCGCTTCAACTGGTTTCCGACCGCCAAGCAGCTGCTCGACATCCTGGCGGAGTATCGGGCTCCCCAGTCGGAGCAGGCAGTTGCCCTGCTCGAATGTCAGCGCTTCGCCGACCAAGCGTTCGCGACGTGGCTCGGCAACGTCGACGACGGCCAGCCGATCGGGGACGTGCCGGAGCAATGGTGCCGTATCGCGGTCGAGCGTGGCTTGGTGCGGCGATTGAGCGACGGCAGCTACATGTCTCGCGCCCTGTATCACGGACCGTTCAAGGCTTGGGCCCCGGAGCCAAGGGTCGGGTCTGCCCTGCTTTCTGCGGCTGAGCCGATGCGCGAGGCGGCATGATGTGCCCTGGCACGATGATCGCACCTTCTACGCATGCTCCTGCGGTGCTCGGGATGAGACGATCGAGCGCAACCCGCCCCGCGTCATCTGGTGCTGGGCATGTGGCGCCAAGACGTCGCGCCAGTGGCTACCACAAGCCGTAGCGCGTGACCGTGTTCCACAATTGTTCTAAGATGATTTCGAGCGGGAGTTGATGAGATGAGGCGGGCTCAGGACTGTTGCATCCTGCGGACATCTGGGCCGCGCACGCTGAAGGTAGCCGCTTCGCTTCGCGATGCGGGCTTCGATGCATGGACGCCCGAGCAGACGGTTAGCCGCAGGAAGCCTCGGTCGACGAAGCGCGTCGAGACGCCCGTGCCTATCACGCCCTCCTTCGTGTTCGTGCGTGCCGACCGCTTGGCTGACCTAGCGCTGGTGTTGCGTCTGCCCATCAACCCGCACCCGCCCTTCTCGCTATTCCGTCATGGTGGTCGTGTCCCGCTGATCGCTGATCGGGAGATCGCGAACCTGCGGTCAATGGAGGCGGACGCCGCTGATCGGGCGCAACGTGCTGCACGCAAAGCGCATCGTCAGGCATTCACGCCTGGCCAAGAGGTCACCTGCAACGAGGCAGCGTTCATCGGATTGACCGGCGTGGTTGAGCAGAGTGACGGGAAGCAGGCAGTTGTGCTCTTTGGCGGCGCGCTGCGCATGACAATTGCCTCTTGGCGACTGACTCACAATCCGGTACAGGAGGGGAACAAGCCCGCTATGGGCATCGCCGCCTAAGCGGCTGGGAGTTAAGGTCGGGCGCTGCGGGCGCTGCCCTTGCCATCACCGAGTGGCGCGATGGCGTTGCCAAGCGGACTGCCGAAGGCGTGAAGGTTAGACGCCACCAGTCCGAACAGAGATAAGCGGTGACGCCCAAACCCGCCTTTAAAACCGAGCTGTTACGAACCGCTTAAGATTGCCCACTTCGGCTACTGCCCCGCATCCCAAACACCCGACCACGGCGGCGGGTGCGAAGCGTCTGATCGCCTGTAGCTACGGCGCAACCGGTGCGGGGCAGCGAGTGCCTACCGGCAATCAGGCGAACGGCTAAACCTCAGTCAGCTTATCAGTGCACGAAGGCTTCTAAGTGAGTGACGACCGGCTCTGGTAAGGGGTGTGCAAACTCGACACCGAGCTCGCCCGGGCGCTGCCACACGACCCAGCCTTCGAACTTGGTGAAGCCTTTCACTTCGATCGCCGCAAACGAGCCGATCGCGAAACTGACCTGCCCTTCGATCCTGCAACCCACGGATGACACGTCGACCATGTACGCCAGCGAAGGGCGAGTGTGCGTGCTACTCATCATTACCGGCAAGCCGAGGTGCCGGCGCATTGCACGACGTTCATCGATCCAGGCGGTTGATTGTGCCTGCTGAAGGCGTTGCGCGAGTTGCATAGGCACGCGCTACTGCCCAACCCTTGATCACCAGTTAAGCCGTAGACGAGGCGCCTTCGAGCGGATCGAGGCCCTGCGCCCCAGACTTTTCTTTCGATCCATCAAAGAGGAACCCATGGCCTCAGCTTCAGACGTCGCGACGGTCATTGTCTCCGCGCTTGCTGAGATCGGCATGACTGGTGAGGTCGACGCTACCAAGGATGGCGTGCAAGCGGTCCAGTGGATCGGGTCGCCGTCTGGTAACGACGTTCAGGTGGTCGTGACGGTGCAGCCGCTCGATCGATCTGATGGGTAAGCTGAAGACGCTGCCCCATCGACTGGCTTCCCTGAAGCCGTCTCTCGGTTCCCTGCCACCGGTCGAGCGTTCGGACGACGCTACCCGCAGACTCAACGCCCCGTGGCGCAAGTGGTACGGCACAGCACGCTGGCAAAAGCTCCGGCTCGCAACTTGGCGCCGGGACTTGTTCACCTGCCAGTGGCCCGGCTGCGGTCGCGTGACCGCCGATACTTTGCAGCTGGTCGCGGATCATAAAATCCCGCACCGCGGCGATGAGCGCCTGTTCTGGGACGAGAGCAACGTCCAGACGCTGTGCAAGCCCTGCCACGACAGCCGCAAGCAGCGGGCTGAGAACGCCGCACGACGCAGCTAACCCAGGGGGGGGTAGGCCCGAACTTGGCCGACCCCTCCCGACCTACACCGCATCCCGCCTCACGCAGAGAAAAAATCCCGGTGGGCGGTTTGGGGTGCAAACTCGGGCCGGAGGTGCCCTGCGATGGCAGCCCGGAAAACAACTATCGATTGGGCTCGCATCGAGCTTGAATACTTGGCCGGCGAAGATTCCGTCCGCGAGATTGCTGACCGACACGAGATTTCGGACACGGCTATTCATAAGCGCGCGAAGGCTCAGAAGTGGGTGCGTCCGGTTTGCACCCGCAAACCTGCAAACCAGAGGGCCCCAAAGCCGGGTCCGCCAGCACCGTCAGCGGATCAGCCGACCGAGTCTCCGGCGATAGCCGACCGCGGTCGGCAACTCGTCGCCCGGATGATGGACGAGCTCGACACGGTCACCAGCCACATTGGCGAGCTGGAAGAGGCGATCGAGGAAGACTGCGAGGGCGATCGCACCGGCGACCGTCGTGCGGCGATGATGAAGGCGATCAGCCTTGATGGCCGGGCCAACACGCTCAAGACGTTGTCGCTCGCGTTTAAGACGCTGAACGAAGCGTCGGCCCCGCAAGGAAAGAAGGCCGCCCAGCAGGAAGCCGCGAAAGCGGTGGCTGGCCGTTTCCGCCAGATCGGCCCGCCGACGCTGAAGGCCGTCAAGTAAGTGCCGACCTGGTCGACGGCGTGCCCGGACTGGAAGCGGCGGATCCGCAAGCGCCAATCCCTGGTGCCGTTCGCGCCTCTGTTCTCGTCGTCAGCCGAAGCCAAGATGGAAGTGTTCACGGCGCTGAGCGTCGTGGATCTAGGGATCAATCCCGCGACCAACCGCTACTGGACGATCGGCGAATCCGCAGACACTTGGCTGCTCGACTTTGCTGCCGCGATCTTCGGCGCATACGACCCCGAGACGGGTCAGCAGATGATCCGACAGGGCATGCTCTTGGTGAGTAAAAAAAATACCAAGAGCACGATCGCAGCCGGCACCATGCTCACCGAGCTAATCTGCGGTTGGCGCCCATCTGACGAAAACCTGATTCTGGCACCGACCATAGAGGTCGCGAACAACAGCTTCGGCCCGGCGATGGACATGATCCGGGCGGACGAAGAACTCACCGCGCTGCTGCACCCGCAGGCCCACATTCGGACGATCACGAACCGGGACACCAAGGCGACACTGAAGGTAGTGGCGGCAGACGCGGCTACGGTGTCGGGCAAAAAGGCCAGCCGAGTCCTGGTGGACGAGCTCTGGCTCTTTGGCGAGCGCGCGAACGCAGACGCCATGTTTCGCGAGGCCACTGGCGGACAAGCCAGCCGGCCGGAGGGCTACACGCTCTTCCTCACGACGCAGTCGGACAAACCACCTGCCGGGGTGTTCAAGAGCAAGCTGTCCGTCTGGAACATGGACCGGATCGGGGCGGCGACGGCGTTCGGCGTGCCTGCGGCCGACAGCTGCTGCGGCGTGCTGTCTTCCATGTGGAGCACCGCCTGATCGCTGACCTCAAAGCGGGGCTCGTCACCGGTAGCTGTGAAGAAGTCCGCCGCGTCGACCAGCGCGACCGTGCCCGTGGTCACCGTTGCTGACTGCGCGACCGGGTAGCCGAGCAGCGTGCCGTTGCGCAGGTCGCCCGCGAACGGGAAGTCGCCCGCGCCGTTCTGCGTCAGCGAGATCGACAGCGCCTGGACGGGGTTCATCACCCAGACCGGTTGACGGACGTTGCCGCCCGAGGAGGTGATCAGGGCCGCAACCAGCGCCTTCAGGTCGCCCACGAGAGCAGCAAAGCCGCCGCCGGTGGTGGCCGTCACGCCAGTGACGCCGTTCCGGAGACCAGCAGGACGAATGGCGGTTGCAGCATTCGTGTCCAGCAGGACGGTGTCGATGGCGACGCCGGTGTCTTCCTGGATTGCCGTGCGCAGCACCTGCTCGATGTCGGGCGTCGGCTTCTCTGCGATCTCACGCGTGAACGTGGTGATCACCGCCATCTTCTTGGGCGTCAACGTCGAAGCGCTGAAGCCTGCCTGGCGGACCGGGATGGGCGCGCCCTGACCGACGAACGAGCCAGCGATCGACGGGGTCGCCGAACGGGCCGGGATCGACACGACGCCGTTGCGGCCGAAGGTGAACTTGCCACCCAGGTCGCGCAGCACCGGATAGACTGACTTGGCCACCAGCGTGTCAATGAAATCGAGCGTGGCGGTCTGCACCAGCTCCGCTGCCCAGCCGCTCGTGGTCGTGGTCGCCGGCGCCGAGGCAGCCTTGGTCGTGACATCGAGCATGGCCTTGATCGTGTCGTCTTCGCCGTAGCGCGACGTCAGGACGTCGATGGCCGAACGCCCCTCGATCTTGGCCAGCACCTGCACGACAGCAGACCGGATGATCAGGTCACCAGGCTGGCTCTTCTTGGCAGGAGCCGCAAACGGGCGGCGAGGCTCGGCAGCAGTGTCCGCCGGCCTAGCAGTTTTCATGGCCAGGGCCTTCTCGGCACGCTGCAGACCGGCGAGCGCGGCTTCCTGCGTTTCGATCTGGCCCGCCAGTTCTTCGGTTACGATCGTGTCGGCATCGTCTGCCTTGACGTGATCGGTAAGAGCGTCCTTGAGACGAGTGAGTTCGTTCTGCGCGGTTACGATCCGCTCGGAGAGGGTTGCCACGTTTGAAGCCTTTCGATGTGGGGAGTTCAGAGCGGCGGTCTCGCCGGGGCATCCGCGACGCAGCACTGTGCTGACCCGTTCGGCATTCTCGCCAAAGACCAGTCGTTTCATGTCGTCGGAAAGGTTGAGCGACTTCGCCAAAGCGAGCGCATTCGGGTTGGCCGGCACGCTCACGAGCGAACATTCCAGCAGTTCCTGTGATTTGTATCGAAGACCGCCCACCTTCGAGCCGCTCAGCGCCTCTGCAGTGAATGGCTTAAAACCAACCGAGGTAGCCCGCAGCATGCGAGCCTCGACCAAAGCCCTGAGCTCGTCGATGCGCTGAGACAGCCCCCTCGCGAGCAAGTTCAGTCGGCCGCGCAACTTGCCAGCTTCAACTCGAACGTTCTCCCAATTGCCGATTGGAAAGTCGGAGTCGTGGTTGAACAGCGCGATCGGGTTGGAGAGGAACGTCGCAAGCTTCCATCCGGCCTGATCGATTACGTCCCCCATGCGATCAACAGTCTCGTCGGACAGGACGAACTCATAGGGATCGTTGTCTGCGGGGCTTGCGAGCGCCTTGTGTAGAACGTCCATAGTTGGTTCCTTCAGCCTATCATGGCGGCGACATCGACCGCGGATGCTGCGGATGGATTGCGGGTCATGTACCGAGATCGGCCAGGTCGAGAAGATCGGGACGATGGGCGCCAGCTACGCGAAGACGGAGTTCCAGCCGCTCTTCGGGCCCAAGCAGAAGCACAAGGGCGCCGCTGACTATGGCTCGCTGTCGCCATCGCTCGCGCACGACGAGAGCGACCCGGGGCAGGCAATCCTGCGCGCGGCTGCCGACAGCCCGAACTTGTTCGCCTTCCGGGTGGTCTATCCAACCGGGGCCAAGCGGTTCTTCCAAGGGAAAGTGTTCGGCTACCCTGAGACGGTCGACGGGGCGGACGCCCTGCTGATGGTCACGCCCACGATCGAGATCAACTCGGTGATCGTGAAGGTCGCGGCCTCGGGCGCAGTCGTGCTGCCGTCTGTGTCGCTGTCGGGGGCGCTATCCAAGTCTGAGGGGGACAGCGGCACTGTCGCCTATACTTATATCGTGACCCTCTCGCAGGCTGCGCCGGTTGGCGGCACAGCCGTACCGTGGGCGCTGGCCTATGGAAGCACCGACGCGAACGACTTCGCAGCTGGGCAAGCTACCAGTGGAACGCTGACCATCGCGCAGGGTCAACTGAGCGGCACCGTGACCATCAACGCCAAGGGCGACACAAGCCTCGAAGGCGACGAGACCTTTACCTTCCTGATCTCGACGCCGCCTGGCTATATCGCAGGCGCAGCGACCAGCGCGACGGGCACAATCCTCAACGATGACGCCCCGCCCGCGCCGGTGTTCACGACCTTGCCATCGATCAGCCCGACGAGTGGCACGGCCGGCACGACCGTGTTCGCCGCGACCGATGGCGTCGCGACGAATGCGACCTCGGTCACTCGCCGCTGGCTGCTCGGGACGACGTCGATCGGCACTGGCGCGACGGTAGTCGCGCCGACCAACGGCTCTCTCACGCTGGAGAACACGGCTGCCGGCCCCGGCGGCTCAACGACGGTCACCAGCACTGCGGTCGCGGTCGCGGCAGCGGCTTCGAGCGTCAACCTAGCGATGACGCAGCTGACGGACGGTCGCATCTACCAGCGTTCAACGAAGACCGGCAGCGCCAATGCCAAGGGCGCCGGGTCGATCGCGGTTCCTATTGCGCTGGACGGGGCCGCGACCTCGATCGAGTATCGGTTGCGTGATGCCGTGGCGAACGGCAACCCGGTCGTTCAGGACTGGACCACAGCGGCAAGCAACGTCGCGGCAGCCGCCACGAGCGTCACCTGCCCGAACGTGCCGGCCCGGCTGGGTTGGTACTACCTCGACCTGCGGGCCAACGGTGGCACGGCACAGCTTGGAACGTCGAAGATCGGCATGGGCCGGGTCGTGGCCGTCTCAGGTCAGTCGCTCGCAACACGCATGTTCACCGCCCGGGACAGCCAGGCGACGGTCACCATGGCATCGCTCGGGATCACACCAAACGCGAACACCTCGATCTATGCCGCTCCGCTGGAGCCGACACAGACGGCGTACACGCCCAGCTGGGGCGCCAACGTCGACGGCACGACCGGGTACAACAGTGCCTTCGCCGCTGAGTTTCTGAACCGGCAGATTGCAGCCGCTGGCGTCAGCTGCGCGCTGGTGGGTTATGCGCGCGGCTCTCAGTCGATCACAGTCTTTGTGCCGGGAGGGGCCGACAATGGAGGACTTCGGGCTGCCCTCGACGCAGTTGGCGGCTTCGAGACGTTCATCTGGATGCAGGGCCATACCGATGCTAAAAACGGTATGGCGTCAGCGACTTATCAGACGAACCTCACGAGCCTGTTTGCCGACGTCACCGCACATAACGCGACCCTCGGGTCCAACTACGACAAGCTGATCGGCAGCATCCCGAACATCAACAGCACGAGCTGGGGCACTTCGGCTCAGATCCAGGCGATCCGGAACGCCTCGGCCGCATGGGCTGCTGCCAATGGTGGGGTCTCGATCAACGCAAACGACATCGATCTCTACGATGGCGTCCACGAGTCCCAGGCTGGCGCGATCACGCTCGCCGACCACTTCTACCGCGCTTCGCGGTCGGGTCTCGGCTTGGCGCACAACGACGCCGGTCCTGCGATCTCGTCGGCAACGCGCGCGGCGGGGTCGGCGAATGTTGTCCTGACGATCTCGCTACCGAGCGGGGCAACTGCCCTTACCTCCGTCGGCTCACCCGCCTCTCGGTTCGCAGTGTTCGCGAGTGGGTCCACATCGGGGGGGCTTGCGCTCGATGCGACTACCCCGATCAGCATCAGCGGATCGACTATTACCCTGAAGCTCGCGGCGGTTCCTGCCGATAGCCAAGCTCTGGACGTTTACGCCTTCTACCCGCCCGACAGCAGCAACGCGGGTCAGGCAAACGTTATCTATGACAACAACACGGATGGGGATGGCATTACGCGCGGTCGCCAGCTCATGGCGACGCTCGCGGCTGTGACCGCAGCGGCACCGGTTCCCGGCACGGCACCGACCCAAGTCGGGCCGAACCTGACGATGACGAATGCGAGCTACCAGGCTGGGAAGACAGGGTTCGGGCAGGAACTGGCGGGCGGCTATGGCTTCTCGCCTGCCGCAACGGACTTAATGGCGGGGCAGGCTACCGTTACGCTGGAGGCGTGGTTCTCCGTTGCAGCGGCGCCTTCCAGCCTGCGCGTGTTCGTCGGGCAGAGTCAGCGCTGCTTCTTGGGCGTCAATGCTCAGGGCCGACTTGTCGCTGGCTTCAATAAGCAGGCCGCAGCAACGGGCGCGACGGTCTACATCAACAGCAGCAGCGGCAGCGCGGCAGGCACGAACCCGGTCGTCAGCGATGGCGCTCGCCACCACGTTGCGCTCGTCATGACGCCAACGGGGGTGACCCTGTACCTTGATGGCGCTCAGGTCGGTTCTTCTGCGACCGCGTTCTGGCAGGGCGCCGCAACAGACAAGTTCGGTGTCGGCAACTTCAACTCCACAGACACTACATTCCTGTGGACCGGCACGTTGGATGAAGTCGCAGTCTGGAGCACTGCCAAGTATTCCGCAGCGTTCACACCGCCAACGACACCGTATGTTGGCAGCGAAACCGGCTTGATCGGCCTCTATCATCTGGACGGCACAGGCAATGCTGCAACATTCTAATCCGGGGTCACGGGAACTGGCACTCCTGGCAGACATCGTACCCGCTGAAGTAGTCTTTCTCGCCGCACACGGGGCAAGCATCCAACTTCGGACCGACCTTTGTAGGCCAGAAACGAACAAGCAAAGTCGAGCCGCCGAGGATCAAGGCTATCCCGCCGAGGAATTGCACCACCTCTGGCAGACGGTGCCGTCAAGCGAGCAGAAAAAGAACCGCTTCGCAAGCGTTTGTCCCGCTCTGAGCTTATCAGACGATAAGGCGTCCTCTTCACCGTCCCCGTAGCAGAGCCAAGCTGCGACCAGCCGTGTCTCGAAGCCTAAACTGCCGACCTTCGATCAGCCGCTGTGCCCAAGAATAGGGGAGCCAAGGTGCGGCTTCGCTCGATGATCAAGTAAGCAGCCAAAGGCACGGCAACACCAAGGACAATCAGAGCGAGATCTATGTCGAGGCCGACTGCCCGAAAGGTGCGGCGGACGAACTGATGCAGGAACATGATCACTATTGCGGCCTCCCCTAACCACGCCAGTCGCGCACCGACGACCGGCAGTTTGGAAATCGGCTTCATCAGTTCGAAGAACAGACAGGTCAGCGCCATGGCCACAGCGATCGATAAGAACGGCACACCCGGTTCAGCGTACTTCATGTCCATGCCGAGTGGGATACCAAGGCTCCACGTGACCGCCCCGATTGCAAGAACCGCGACGCTGCCGAGAACCACCTTGCGCGGATCTGGTGAGGCCACTTTGAGCACGTTTCCAAACCAAAACAGCGGCAACCCGAACGGGACGATTCCCAATGCTAACGGCGGTGCGAACCACGGCTTAGCCCAGGCAAGAGCGTAGCCGAGCAAGAGCAGAAACAGCACAGTCCCGATCACTTGAGCCTTCAGCGGGCTGCCCCAACGCCTGATCAAGGCGTTGTAAGTTAGTTGAGTGAAGAAAAGGCAGGTCAGGAACCAGAATACGCCGTACTCGCCGTTGAGACGCTCCCCTCCGCGGATTATAGCTTTGATGCCTGCCGGGGTCAGATAGAGGCTCGGGACACCCAGCAAAGCGTACCTCAAAGCAAGAGCAGCCCAGATGAGTGTTAGGTACGACACGTAAGGGACGAGAAGCGAGCTGGCCTTCTTTCGTGCTAGTGTAACGGGTTCGCGTGGCGAGAAGAGCAGCCCCGCCACGATGAAGAACATCGGCATGCGGAACAGTCTCAGCACCCAAACAATCGGGGCTGCGAGAGTTGCGTCTGAGACGGCTTCAACATGTAAGACAACGAGGAGGATGATGCCCAGGCCCTTGGTGGCGTCTATCCACTCAAGCCTACCTGCCTTTCGCACCTCGCTCGCGCCCGCTGCAAAGCCTAGGTCGTTCAAACCTCGTTCTCCCGTTCTGGGAGCGAGACTAATCTAGCTCAGTCATTTTTCCATACAAAAGTCAGTCTCTCTTAGGGGTAGCTCACATCGGTCGCTAGCCCGGTCGCCTTCGGGCGAGGGCTCGGCCCATTTCTCCTGCAACACCAAAGGATTGACCCTCATGAGAACTGGCATCATCGCCGGACTGCTTGCGCTTGCCTGCGCTCCGGGCGCAGCTGCACAAGAGAAGCAACCCGATCAGCGGGCCCCTCGATCCGTTGCGATGGGCATCAACCTATCTGGCGGCGAGTTCAGAAGCGTCGAGAGAAGGGCCTTGCTGCCCGACCCGGCTGACCTGCGAGCCTACTATGACGCTGGTTTCCGCGTCTTCCGCATCCCGTTCAAGATGACGCAGGTAAGGACGGCGCCGGCCAAGCTCCGGCTGCTAGGTTCGACCTGCCTGGCGCTCAACGTGCCCTGCATCTTCGACCGCCACGAATATGACTGGCGCAAGGTGCCGCCCTCGGTGCCGGAGTGGCTCGCTTTTCTGAAGCTCATGCCGGCGTCAGACCTGATCCAGATCGACCCCATGAACGAGCTCAAGTTCTTCGACAGCAAAAAGGTCAAGAAGGACTGGGATCAATGGGCGCAAGAGGGTCAGCAGTGGGTCACCGACATGCGCTCGGCCGGGATCACGAACCAGTTATGGCTGGAGTACCCGGGCGTCACGGCCGCCTTCCGCTTCGACAAGGGCGAGCGCAAGGGTAAGGCCTGCCTGTCTGCCGCTTGTGCTCTGCGGAAACTGCCGGGCGGGACGATCGTGGACCCGCTCGGGAAGACTGGCCTTCAGGCCCACCGCTACCCCGACAAGAACAGCTCGGGCGCGAATGACTACTGCTACCCGTACACCAGCATTGGCACCTTTGCCCGACAGGCGAGGCCGTTCGGTCTGCCCGTCATGGTCGGCGAGATCGCGTTCGGCTCTGATCGCGGGATGCGGGACAGCTGTCGCGGGTTCGGTGCCGCCGTGATCGCGGAGATGCTGGAGGCTGAGAACCTTGCCTACGTCACTTGGTGGGGTGGCGGCCGTGGCTGGAAGAAGAGCTACCTCTTCCGCACGCCGGCCAGCCCTACCCTGCCCTATGTCCGGATGATCACCGGCAAGTAGCTACAATCGGCTCGGTCGAGATTCGGCACCGGATAACCCGCTGTTATGGGCCTGCGTTTTGAGCCACTTTCTTATGGGCTCGTCGTAGTACCTCAGGAGAACTTCTGCCAAGGCAACAGAACTGAGCAAAACGGCCGCGATGCCCAGAAACCCAAAACGATTGAGAGCAAGGTAGTCGCCCAGCTTCTTCACCGGCATATGAACGATGTAGAGCGGGTAGGATATCGCGCCCAACCACTCCACAAGCCGGCCCGTCTGCGTGGACGGGTTGCTGAAACAGCCGAGGCACATGACTGCTGGATACAGGACGAAGAGGCTTAACAGCGCATAGTAGTTGTCGCCACGTTTGAGCGTCGGCACCAGGAACGACGCGACAACGATCAGCGCCAGGGCTTCAAAAGGGACCCTTGGAAGGGTGACCTTGGAGATTAACCTGGCCAGCAGCATGCCAATCGAGAAGCCGAGCATAGCCCTGGGAAGCCCGTAGAAGAGGCCAGCGTAGTGCGCGCCCAAGTTTAAGGAATGCTGCTCCCGCGCGCCCAGCATCAGTACTGCAACGCTGAGCGCTGCGATGCCAGCGATTACGGGCCAGCGAAGCTTATAGCCGATGACGACATAGAAGGTGCTCGCGATTAGCTCAAAGAACAGCGACCAAGCCGGGACGTTGATCGTGAATGGTGTGTCAGCCCAGCCATAAGGTATCGGCAGCCCCAGCACCGCGAAGGGCAGTCCAGTCCATATGCTGACCCCATAAACTGCAAGGGCCACGGGAAATCCGAGCAGCGTCCCCAGAACGAGCATGGGGTAAAGCCTGATAATTCTTGCGCGAGCGAAATCGCCGCGCGTCATGCCGCCCTTGAGACGACTTCTGTAAGCGTGGTCAACGACCAAGCCGCTTAGGATGAAGAAGAAATCGACGGCGAGGAAGGCATGCGGGACTAGCCGCACAGGGAGCACCCATACTGCGCAGTGGAAAACCACGACCGCGATAGCTGCCACGCCCCTCAGGCCGTCGAGCGCCGGCCAATGGCCAGTGCGTGTCAATCTGCTGCCTTCCATTGCCCCCCCTCGACGAAACGGGAGGGGTCATACTCAAGGAGACTAATCTACGCGAGCCTTGAGCCTGATTTTGCTCGTCATCGCTCGCCTTGCTATTCCAGCTTCAACCGAGAGCTATTGTGCCTAGCGCATGCTCGTCGGCGGAGCTTCTTCCGACAAGCCGTATAGGTGCCCTGCACTTAGACGTTGTTCGCCGAAGTATGGAACAGAAGCGAACAGCGCTCTCGAGCTAATCCGAGCGAAGCCAATCACGAGATCGCAACCGGCGGGGGCGCACGCTCGCCATTTCACAACGATGAAGGAACGACCCGATGAAGATCCTGATCTTCGCCGCGATGGCGCTTGGCCTTGCGACGCCGGCTCTGGCCGAAACCTACCGTATCCCTGCAACCGCAGGGACGAACAAGGCGGCTTGTCCGAAGGCGCCCGTCGTTGCGACCGAGCCCGGCTCGACCATCACGGGCGATGATCTGCCGCGAACCCTTAGTGACTACGTCACGATCGACCTCAAGGCCGGCAAGGTGAAGGTCGGCAACTGCTCGTTCCGGATCAGCGGCTTCGCCAATGCGACAGGCTCGCCTTTCGGTGCGACCCTGGTCGGCGATGACAACGCCAATGTCCTGACCGGGATTGCGGCCGACAAGGGCGGTGCCTCCGACGGAATCCGCGGCAATGGCGGCGATGACACGATCAGCACCAAGGCGGCGACCGCGCTCGTGTGGGGCGGTGCCGGCCGGGACCGGTTCGCCGTGCCTGCGGATCGCAAGATCAAAATCGGCGGGAAGACCTACGCCCAGCCTGTTGTGCAGGACCTCGCAGCTGGCGAGACGCTCACACGGCGGTAAGCTGGCGAGCGTGCAGGGCGGCCTCTTATCATTCACCGCCCTGCAGCGCCTTCAACCGTCAGCTTCGGATGGCTGCCAGTGGCGGCAGAAGGGCGAACCGGTTGCTAAACACAGAGCATGACGTGGACAGGGCGATAAAAGCATTGGGAAGCCTCGACGTGGGCGGCAATAATAGCGGCTGGAACGTCGATCGTTGCGGCCGGGATTTCTGGAGTCGCCCTCTACGCAACCATTGCCGGAGGTGCCGCGGCCGATAAACAGGCAGAGGCCGCCAAACGACTCAGTCAGGCAGCAATTGTGATTGCAGACAACGCTAAGCGGCAACTTAGCGTCATGGAAACTGATGCGTTAGCTAACGTCAGAACCGCAGCTGCTTCAGCCGCGCAGGCGACTGCCGCTAGGCAAGCACTGCTTACTTCAGCTCAGCAGGCGTCCGCGTCGGGACGGATCGCAGACTCTGCCGCGGCCCTGCCGTTTGTTGAACAGCGCCTTCAGCAACAGGCATCTGCTCAGGAATATGCGGCAGCCAAAGCTCTCTTCATCTACCATCTTCGGTTGATCTTGGACCGTCGTGGAAGTCTGATGAACATTATCGATATTTCTATGGGCGAAGATGGCAAGCAGGCCAGCCTCGCCACTGATCTCGAAACCTTGCACTGGTCGGCGCAATCAGATGTGAGGAGGGATGAGCGCGCATTCAGTGGTCTGCGGTACGATGCTACCATCGTGGGCGCGGTGAGCTACTCCACCGAGCTGACCCGCAGGCTCAGCGTCATCATCGAGCAGATGGCTAAGCAGGCGAAAAGTGACGCTGGCGTATCCGCTGTTGATTGGGAGGCAGTTCAACCAGAACTCGAAGCCATCCAGGACGAAGTGGAAACCCTTGTCGAGCTTAACAGCGAGGACAATCACCGCACACCGAAGCCAGGTCCAATAGTCCTAAATCCGTGCACGGGACCGACAACTAGGGAAATTTGCCAAGAAAGGTGGCAATAAGGTTGAGCGGAATCCTCCCCTTTTGCCTCAGTATCCCAAAACTCGTGCCTATGGCGCCGTCCCGGCAAGTCCGGATCGACGGCTGATCGCAAGATCAAGATTCGCGGGAAGACCTATGCCCAGCCAGTCGTGCAGGACTTGGCACCTGGCGAGAGCGTTACGCGGCGCTAATAAATCCAGCTACTCTGGATCAGTGGACAGGCCCGCTAACATAAGTAAACACGCGACTCGGGTCGCGCTGTTGCAGGGCGAGGCGGGCCTGCAAGGACACCCCCTAGCGCTCCTCCCCGTCCGGCAGAACGTTGCAACCTGTCGGACGGGGCTGGATGCTGCGGATCGTGACCCAGTAGCCGCTGGACGTGTAACCTTTTGGACGACAGCCCAGTGGTAAGCGAATGCATGTGAGCGGTCGCTTGAGACTCGTCGTGAGCGGCCCAGTACGCGATCCGTCACGCCAGTCGTAAGGGCGCCGGCAAGCACATTGCCGGCACCCTTCATCATAGCCGATCAGAACAAGAAGTCGCCAGATCCGAGATGTTCTGAAAGACCTTGCAGCTTGATGGCAAAGTCCGCCACTCCATCTCCGTTCACGTCACCACTGATGACCGTATAGCCGGACGTGTAGGCCGCTCTCAGCTCACCCGCGCTACCGCTGAAACCGTCGTCGCCGATGAAGTGAAACGCCTGGTTGCCGGACAGGGCAGAGGCAGCATCGATAGCACGAAGGTCAATCTTGTCGGCACCGCTCTGGAAGTCGTAGATGATGTCGCGGTTATTTGCGGTGGACTCGCTGATAGAATTATAGACAAACCTGTCGCTACCGGCGCCGCCCCAAAGATAATCTTTCCCCGCTCCACCGCGCAGAACATCATCGCCCACGCCGCCGTTCAGCGTGTCATTGCCCGCGCCGCCGTTCAGGGCATCGTCACCAGCACCGCCCCGCAGAATGTTCGCCGCATCATTGCCGATCATGCGGTTGGCAAGCTCGTTACCGTAGCCGTTGATGGCAGCGCCACCCGTCAAGGTCAGGTCCTCGACATTGGACGACAGCGTCCAGGTCACGCTGGAGTTCACGCCATCCACACCTTGGTCTGCAAACTCGGTCACAACATCGTATTTGCTGTCGACGAAGTAGAGGTCGTCGCCGGCGCCGCCCAGCAGGATGTCGGCGCCGCCACCCCCGTTGAGGATGTCTGATCCACCGCCGCCACTCAGGACGTTGTTGCTGTCTGATCCGATCAGCGTGTCATTGTTGGCGGTGCCGATCAGATTTTCGATGCTGTTGAACGTTTCGTTCAGGTACGATGTGCCGCTATCGAGGTTGACGTAGACGTGCGACATATTTGAAAAATCTACAGTGTCGGCTCCTGAGCCGCCATCGTAGATTGTCTTGTTACCAATGCCGACCAAGGTGTCGTCACCACCGCCGCCGCTCAACGTCTGGTATGCTCCCTGATTACCAACGATGCTGTCGTCGTAATCGGAGCCAAGTACTTGGTTGATGATAGTCGGCCACTGTCCTGCCTTGTCCAACACAGATAGGTTCAAGTCGATACTGGAACCCCAATCAGAATAATCCAAGACGCCATCAACAGCCTTGATAATCTTAGTCATGCAGTCCTCACAGCCAAGCGCGCCCGCGGGAGGTCAATCCCGCAGACACTGTGGACCACGCCTAAAGCATGGCACTGAATTGCTGAGCGCGTCCCCCGCCCTGCAGAATCTGCCTACGCGACGAATTATGAACAAATATTAACCATAGAAGTCAGCTTATCGAAGCAGAGGTGCGGTTCGCCGCATTCGAACGTTGATTCAGGCCTGTCAGGCTCGGGCCGGTTAACTCAGATCTTCCTGCCAGTTACTCCAGCGCACGCTGAGTTATCGCACCCGGCGGGCGCGTTACGCCCGCCACCTCACAACGATGAAGGAACGACCCGATGAAGATCCTGATCTTCGCCGCGATGGCGCTTGGCCTTGCGACGCCGGCTCTGGCCGAAACCTACCGTATCCCTGCAACCGCAGGGACGAACAAGGCGGCTTGTCCGAAGGCGCCCGTCGTTGCGACCGAGCCCGGCTCGACCATCACGGGCGATGATCTGCCGCGAACCCTTAGTGGCTACGTCACGATCGACCTCAAGGCCGGCAAGGTGAAGGTCGGCAACTGCTCGTTCCGGATCAGCGGCTTCGCCAATGCGACAGGCTCGCCTTTCGGTGCGACCCTGGTCGGCGATGACAACGCCAATGTCCTGACCGGGATTGCGGCCGACAAGGGCGGTGCCTCCGACGGAATCCGCGGCAATGGCGGCGATGACACGATCAGCACCAAGGCGGCGACCGCGCTCGTGTGGGGCGGTGCCGGCCGGGACCGGTTCGCCGTGCCTGCGGATCGCAAGATCAAAATCGGCGGGAAGACCTACGCCCAGCCTGTTGTGCAGGACTAGGCTGCGGGCGAAACTGTCACCCGGCGCTGATCGGAAGTCGAAACGTCGGCGGCGTGTGACGCTGCGGGACGGAGTTTCGGCCGTCGGTCACACGAGGGTTAGGCCGCCCACTCTGGGACCTCCGCTGGAAATCCAGCATGGATCAGCGCCTCGTATAACACTAGCTCGACCGTTTCGGCCTTCTCCCGGAGCACCTGTTCTCGATTGTAGATCGGCTGGGCTTCAGGATCATGGGCCTGCTGCTTGTCTCGGTAATACAAAACCCGCTTCTGCAGAGCATCAATCATCTTGATCTCACGCTCTGTGAGAAAGTCGTTCCGAGTCATAAATTACGTACTATCATATACGGCAGGCAGCGCGAAGCATCGGAGCAATGTGCTCCGCACATCTGTACACGGCGGTGTAACCTCCGCTGCTTTATCTCCAGTGCGGGTCGCGCTGTAGCAGGGCAAGGCGGGCCTGCGGGGGACACCCACCTTTGCGCTCCTCCCCGTCCGGCAGTTGGTTGCAACCTGTCGGACGGGGTTGAGGCCGCGAGGGGCACCAGTTGACTGTTGAAAAGAGGGCCAGCCTTTCGGCCGGCCCAAGTGTCAAGGAGTGCCCTGCAGAACCGGCTTAGTGTTCGGCCCGCAAGGCTGCTCTACCGCCCCCCAGTGAAGAGCGGGTTAATTTCATGCTCTCCCCTCATCGAGCGGAGCAAGGCCGTCATCGCTGGCGAGCCACCCAGGTGGCGCAGGTGAGGACCAAGGCCACGTCTTTGTCGGCTCGGTGAGCACACGCGGTGCGATCCAGCCCAGATGCTCGAGACGGTGCCGAATAGCTTTTAGCGGTTCGCCCAAGCCTTCGTCGGTCGTCCGCCCTGCTCTTCCCGCACGCTCCCAGAGCAGCCGTATTGGCTCAGCGTCGCGCGTGTACTTGTGCACTGTCAATAGAGCGAGGCGGATCTCCAGCGTGTTCACAGTCCGGCCGGGTGAGCGCGCGGCTGCGTCCTCCAGAATGCCTACAGCCGTGGCCACTGTCTCCTGATCAAGCTTGCTGATCTGGCGTTTCGCGTTCGCCTGGCGCCGTGCGTAGGGTACTGGAATGGCCCGCAACCGCGGGGAACCGCAGCCCGCACGACGGCAGCGTAGATGACGCGTGAGCTCCGACCAGGTGGTGCTGCCCCCGATCGCGAGCAGGTGCTTTGAGAGCGCGTCCACGGTCCAGTCCTCTTCGAATCGGCAGTCGCGACACGATATTCTCACATCGGCTTTGATCTGGTTGAGGTCGGAAAGTCTCTTCGGATTACCGACCATCGTCGCCTACCCCCGTGCAGCGTTGACGAAGAGCAGCGCATGTTCCCGGAACTTGGCCTGCCAGAACTCGCCCGCCTCAGCCCAGTGCGGGAAGTCGCGCTCCCGCCTCCACTCCCAGACCTGCTCGGCCAGCTGCTCGATCAGCGTTTCCTGATCGTTGGCCGTACAAACCCGGCAGCGTCCGCTAGTGGAGCCGGCCACGGCTCTGAGCCTCCACAGCATCTATGATTTTACAGAGCATGGCGGCCGCGCGCGGGCAGTCCGTCGCGGCGAGCTCGTCTTCCAGCCAGTCGATCGCGTCAAGGTGTCCGACGTCTGCAATTAGAGCTGCGGCCAGTATCTCGGCACTGTCCGGCATATTGGTGCGACATTCGGTTTGCAGGCTGGGACGAGGGTAGTTCAACGCGCTCTCCTAATTCGAGGGGCGCCCTTGTTCTCACTATGTTCCGGTTGGGCGCAAGCCTCGAATCAGCTATGTGCGTTCCCGGGCGGCACCTGCCTGCCGCTGACGAGCGGCTAGTGGTGCTTTCGCGTTGTGGTGTAGCTCAACTGGATAGAGCGCATCCGGACGGTGAGGTTATCGGTTCGAACCCGGTCACCGCGACGCGGAGAAAATCGATGCGGTCGCGGCCTAGCGCGCCGGGCCACGCCCCGCCTCAATCCGATCACGCATGCTGTCGCTCGGTCTGAATGTAAGCACCTTCCGGGCGGATACGAGGTGTGGCTCTAGCGTCTTGGGATTGCGACCCATTCGAGCGACCTTCTCGCGGATCACAAATACACCGAAGTTGGCGATCTTCACGTCCTCCCCTCTCCCGAGGGCGGCATTCATCTGCTCGAGTATCTGATCCACAAGTCGCCTAGCGCGAATGCGGGACAGCCCGTGCTCTTTGACGATTGCGTCGGCCAGATCGTCACGCGTCATGCTTACCCCGTGCGCGTTGGAAAGATCGGGCCCCTAACGGTCATTTTGGCAGCCGGGTAGGGCTGCTGCAATTCGATCACGTCGGCATAGCTGCCCCGCAACCATCGATACCAGTCCGCCTCGTGCAGGATGGTGATCATGGCCTTCGGGTGAATGGGCGCGACCAGTTCGTTCGGGTCGCAGGTGACCATGGTGAAGCCTGGGCCCTTGGCCGTCTGTTGCCAAAACCCCGCGACAGCGAACACGGGCTGCTCGGCGACAGCGAACCACATCTCACCTTTGACTGGCTTGCCCTCGCCTACCTGGTGCTTGTCGGGCGTCCATTCGCAAAACTCGGTCAGGGGCACGAGACACCGTCTCGACGGCTCGGCCGCTAGCGTCCGCCACTGTGGCGATTTCAGGTTGCGAACGTTCGTCATGGGCCAGGGCCCCTCCCCGCCCAGCACGTCCCAGCTCATCACGTCGACCACGCGACGGTCGCGCTCCTCACGAACGATGTAGGCCCGGCTCTTGGGGTAGAGTTCCTCCAGGCTAACGTTCGGCCGGACGACGTCTTGCGCCCAGCTGGCGGAGAAGCGCGCGTGAAGCGTCTCGGGCTCGCCCGCCAGGCGCGCGCGGTTGCACATCAGCCCACTTCTTTGAGGATGCGTTCGTTGATGGCCGCCCGGAGCTGCTTCTTCAAATTGTGGCTGGTCAGGTGGCCATCGACGCTTTCAAACCCTTCTTTCTTCAGGGTGCGGCGGATGTCCTCGACTGATCGCACGGACCCCGTCCGCGCCAGGTCAAGGGCGCGCATCACGGCGCCGGTCTCGCTCACAGGTCTATGTTCCGGCGCTCGCACTCGGCCGCAAGCAGGTCAGCGACCTCGTTCTCTGGCTCGCCATCCGTGCCGAGGTAGGCCTTGCGCAGATCCGCATCAGACAGGAGCCGCACCCATCCTTCGGCGGTCAGGATGAAATTCGTGCCGGGTCCGACCTTCGCGGCCCTGATCAGGCCCGCCCCCTCTAGCGCGTTGAGGTCGCCAGCCGGGGGCAATGCGTCGCTTGGATAGGGTACGCACCTCAGCAGAAAATCGACCTCGGGTTCTGACAAGTGCTCAACCATGGTCCGACCTGCTATCGGCAAGTGCAGCGACCTCGCGCTCAGGCCGGACGACGGTGGCGGGGCTCATTGTGCGATGCCTCGCGCCTCTAGCTCCGCCAGCAGTAACGGAGCGGTCGGGCTGTCCGGATCAGCTGCTACGCGCTCGTAGGCCTCTTTCAGCGCGTAATCTGAAAGCGCGTTAAAGGGACCGCGGTGATCTCCGGGCTGCGAGACGTGGTCAGCTTTATCCATGAGGCCAGCCTACCGGGTTCGCTAAATCGAGCAACCTGCGACGAGCGGTTCGCCGCAATCCTGTGGGTAACTTGACCCATGTTGGTTTTAGCTATGGTTCAAAGAAGTGGCGCCGCTTACGAGCCATGGCGCCGCAGATTACGAGATCATAATGAACGAGTTCTGGAAGAAACCTGCGCGGCTGTGGTGCCGGCGGGACAGCCGGAGTGCGCCTTCCGAGGCACAGGCGATATCGCACCTAAATAGCGGCTCCCTGGAGGCTATGGTGCGTGCTGCTATTGACGCAGAGGCGATCTGTGCTGCGCGAAACGACACCCTCTTCATTGATGTAGACGCAAAGCGGATGCTGTCCCTTGCTGACATTAAACAGCTGCACAGCGCCCCGGACTTTCCGGTCGAGATTTAAGGTCAGCAACCTGATGCGCGCTGACCATCGGCGCACTTGACAGACTCACCCTGTTCCAGAAGCTGCAGGAAGCTTGCAAAAGTACCGTCCCTTGGTGTCGGAATTGTTAGACGCAGGTTCTCGCCCGCTTCTGCCCTACTGAGTTCCTCGTGGGTCTGTGCCCATCGTCTCTTGTTTAAGCCAAACAACTCCGTGCCCCCGCACCCGTTCGACGCGGAAGATATGGCCGGTGCAATGTTAGCGCAAACAATATCAGAACCAACCTGCAGCCTACCTGGTCCCGTGACCTGGGCCAGCCCGCTCCAGATGCCTCGCCGAAGCGAGCGCGGAGAATATCGCAACCAAGGCGCCCAGGATGGCACTAGCTAGGCGAGGATGGTCACGCCATCCTGCTGCTTCTCATCCATGCTGCCAGCCTACCCGGTTCGGTGAGGTGGGCAACAGACTGTGGTCTGAAGTGCCCACCTTCGCCGCTTTAACAAAAGCCGGGCACGATCGTAGGCGGTTTGCAGCCGTTATCCCCACGCGTTTTGCAAAGCGCGTATTGAGCTTGGAAGCATGCACTATAGCTCACGTATTGATCCTTGGAGGCTCCGTATATGCACTCAGTTCGAGCGATGCCGTAACAAATATCTCCGGATTGAGCCGCACTAGGGGTGACCGGGATGACCGAATACACGGTCATGAGACAGGCCGCTTTAAGCCAAACCTTCTGCAACTTGGTCATTGATTTCTCTCCCTCTCCGAGTCGAGAAGCTGAAGATACGCTTTATCGACGACGTGAGAAGGGCACGCGAATGACTGTCCCCGGCTGTCGTGCCAGCACCTTGAAGCAATCAACTTTACGCCTATCCGGTTCGGTGAAGTGGGCACGTCAGGATGGAGGACCGCCGCTGGTGTCGTCGTCCTTTCGCGCGCGCTCCTCGACCGCTTCGCGCCTCCGTCTGATCTCCCCAGCGCTCTTAGGCGAGCAGTTCCAATCTAGGGCGAGCAAGATCGAAAACGTGAAGGGCCCTGCCGCAAGCAGGTAAAACCATAGGGATTGATCCATCGTGCTGCTCCGAGTCCGGAGCAAGCGGCTCGACGGCTAGCGCCTCCAGCCGATCAGAAACGACATTGGGCCCGAGCCTACCCGGTTCGCTCAGGTGGGCAATGGGGCTTATTCATGCCGTTCGGGTCACCTTGGAGCAGCTCAGGGCGCTTGCCCCGATGTCCGGACGCGGTAGGGACGCCAGGGAGGGAGACCGAGGGTGGCGCAGTTCAGAGCCTGGTTTGATCAGCTGCCTAAATTGCACCGGATCCTGATCACGGTAGCCGTTTGGGCGGCCATGTTTGCCGCTGGGATCGAAATCGGGCGCACGCTCTTTCAGGCGTCACATTGATAGAGGCAGCCTACCCGGTTCGGTTAGGTGGGCAAGCGGAAGTCCGCTTTGGCAGGATTGTGTTGAAAAGGTCGGCCGTCGCCCTGCAAGGCCCGATCAAGCGCCACTTTGTTACTTACGGCACAAATATACTGCGCGAATCGAGGAGTCTCGTTTGATGTCTTGATATTATCTTGCCGGTCCGGACCAATCGATCGTGACCAGCAGAGTTTTTCAACACAATCGCAGGAAAGCGGACGCTCGCTAGCGACGTAGGTGGGCGACTCTGATGCGAAGGAGGTTCGCTGCCAGAACGGCACCGAACGTCACCAGCAAGCTGGCGGGAAGGACGTAATTCGCTGAACCGTCAGGAAACGGGCTTGCGCCCGTCGCGCTGCGCACCACCATAGTGCCGAGCAAACCGGAGACTAACATTCCGACCGGCAGAACGGCCACGATGATACACAAACGATCAGCTCTGGTCAT